ATCAGGATGTATAATATAGAAATAATAGAATGAAAGCTTTCGGTCTTATTTCTGGGGTGGGTTCTTTATTATATGGGGCAAGGAAAGCGGGATTCGAGATAGTAGGAAATTGCGATTGGAGGAAATACTATCACACCGGGAGTTTCGAACATAATTTCGATAGACCTTTTACTATGGACTTATATGATTACGATATTACTAACTTAAGAGGGTTGACAATGGTGATGGGGCATCCTGAATGTGGGAATTTCTCAAATTTACGGGCGAGGAGGATGGACCCTACAAACGCCCTAGATATACCAAAATTTGTTAAAGAAGCAAGTCTATTGCAACCTCAATTTATACTAATGGACGACCTTCCCAAAAGTTTGCTAGTTCACGGGTTAGAGGAATATAAAAAACACTTAGGGGATTATGATCTTTCTTTCGAATGGGTAAGTAATTGGGGATACGGGAACGTGCAGAAATATAGGGATAGGATGTTTTTAATTGCAAGCCATAAGGATCTTAAGTATAAGTTCATTCCGGGGGAGAAGGAACATAAGAATGTCACTAAGGATGTAATTAGGGACTGTGAAGGGTTACCGAATCATCATCCTATTGCCCTAGAAGATAAATCTTATTGGCCGTTAAACTATTTTAGAGGGTGGGACAAAGAAGAGGAGAACTACCTTGTTTCATGGCGGGAATGGAATGAATTAATGGAAGAAGTCCCGATTAAGAAGAACTTTGCTTATTATAATATGAAAAATGAATTAAAGATTAAACCAGGGTATTTTAAAATTGATATTAATCAATTCTGTCCGGTTCTAAGTGGTGGAGGTGGTTTTCCGGATAATCATTTCTTCTTCGATCCTCATAGGGAATATTGGAGGCCTTTTTCTATTCGGGAAAGATTAAGAATAATGGGATTCGATGATGATTTCATATTATTACCAGAAAATCCTGGGAACTCAGGTATTCATTATAAGAATCATATAAAACAGACAGGTAAATGCATGCCGATTGAGTTCCCGTATTATTTTGCAAAACAGGTTAGGAAGTTCCTAAAAAAAGGGGTGCTACCCGAAAATGCAACACGAGTAATTAAGCCTAACCCTTACATAGAGGAGCTAACAAGAGAGCAACAACAAATGGGTCTCTTCTGATTATCAACAATGTGCGGCATTCTAATATATAGAGAAGATAAAGAACCCCCTTTTAATATAGACCACCGGGGGATAATAACAAATAAGATAGAAAAAGACGGATGGGTTTTCGGGCATAGGTTGCTACCTTTGCAAACACAGGGTCTTAGCGGTTTACAACCTGTCCCCTTAGGATATGATCGTTATTTATTATTCAATGGGGAAATTTTTAATTATTATAAATTCGGGGATTATGATAGCGATACTTCCTACCTTACTTTCTTTTTTAGGGAAAAGGATTGGAGAACACGAATTGGTGAGATAAATAAATGGTGTGGTTTCTGGTCCATTGTTATATACGAAGAAGAAGGATTCACAGCCTTTACAGATCCCTTAGGTAAAAAACAATTGTACTATAGGGAAGATTCTATTTGTAGTGAGATTAAACCGTTAATCGGTGGTTCTATATTAAATAAAACGGGGGAGAGAATAGAGAATAGTAGCAATTCGATATTCCATAATATAAAGCGGGTCCGTCCGAATAGAATATATCGGTTAAAGCCACACCCAAAGACAAAGAAACTAGATGTCTATATAAATGGATTGGGGTACTACCGAATGAAACAAAATCCGATAAAAACGGAGATAAAAGGATTATTACAAGAATCGGTTCAGGATAGATTAATAAATAAAAGGGATGGAATCACTGTTTTTTTAAGCGGGGGATTGGATTCTACAATTTTATTATATCATTTATTAGAATCCGGTTATAAATCGGATCGGATAGAATTACTTAGTATAGAAAACGGGGAAGAAGAATTTTTGGTAGAGATAGAGGATTTTTATAATACAAAGATCCGTAGGATACCAATAGTCGAGAGCGATTATGAAAAAGCGATTTTTGCTTATGAAAATTTTATGGATTATGGGAGTTTATTGCCGCAATATTCGTTATTCAAAGAATCTAAGAACACAGTAATATTAACAGGGGATGGGGCTGATGAACTTTTTGGCGGATATAATAGAGCACAGTTTTGGGATACACAGAAATATGATATGAGGACGGAATTGCCTTATTATCATCATATAAGATTGGATAGATGCAGTATGATTCATACAAAGGAAGCCCGAAATCCGTTTCTTTCTAGAAAGATAATTTCATTGGCCTTACAATTAGAATATAGGAAAAGGAGAGGGAAGAGCCTCTTGTTAAAACAATATAGCGACGTCATCCCCAGATCTATAATAGAAAGAAAGAAGAAACCATTAAGGAATGGGGATAAGAATCAATGCCAAAAAAAAGCTAGAGAAACTTTTAAGTCTATTTTTAAAGGGTTAGTAAACAGTCAATAAAGGGTTTACTTTTTGATTATTTTGTAGTATATTACATCGTGAATATTAATAATAAAACAAAGGAGTTAAAAATGAAACGAGCTAATAGTTGTGAGTCTAAATCTTTTTTTAATGGCTTTACAGTAAAGAAAGACTTTGAAGATGGTCAATTTGTATGGGTGGACGGTACAGGGTTTGTTAATGGTGTTTCAGCTGAATCTAAGGTTGCAACAGTTGTAGAATCTAATGAAGATGCAGTATTTGTTTCTTTTTTTGATGGCAGCGAAGATTGGTTTGAGCATAAGCAAGCAAGGGGAACCGTGTAATGAAATTCACTGAATTAAAAAAAGGCGACAAAGTAACCTATACCAAAGAATATAAATTTGGTAAAACAGGAACCGTTGCAGCAACCGTAATTATGATTAAAGGTCAAACCGCCTTATTAGATAGTGGTGACAATGTAAGTAAGTATCAAGAAATAACAGAAAAGGATGCTTGATTAAGGACTGGGGACGAAAAGAGCAAGAGCCATGAAGGCAGTCGAAGTAACTCTCTACTGAAAGAGCATCCTAATAATTAACAAAAAGCCTCGGGTAAATCTGGGGCTTTTTTAGTTTTTAATAATATGTAAAAGGTTTTTAAATTATAAAGTATAAATTTATAGGAGTTATTATGCCTAAAGGCAAAGGAACATACGGATCTAAAAAAGGCAGACCCAAAAAGAAAAAGATGCGAAAGCGGAAAGTTGGCAAAAGAAAGTAAAGGGATAGCCATAACAACCGAACTGGTTGGAATTAAAAACCTCAAGTCTACAGGAAACTATCGGCTTGAGTTTGACGTTTATGAGATAGACACAGACAAGGTAAAAGAATTGATTACGAAATTAAATAGACCTTTCATGATGGGGCTTGTTGAATACGATGGATAAACAAACAGAGAACAAACATAAGCAACATAAGGAAACTGGTGGCTTTGCAAAAGGAAACACAATAGGCAATAGATGGAAGAAAGGGGAATCTGGTAATCCTAATGGAAGGCGCAATGCATATACCGATTTAATAAAAGAGTTTAGCTTCAGCAAGGTAGGTGAAAGAGAGAGAAGGGAGGTAGTTATAGCTAAACTGTTTCAACTGGCTGAGAGAGGCGATTTAAGGGCTATACAATTCATTGTAGAAAGGTTAGAAGGTAAAGCATTAGAACGCCAGGAGAGAACCACTAAGTCAGAACCCATTCAAGTGATGGTAATAGATGATTGATTGGTCAGTAAATAAAACAAGGCAAGAAATCCTTAATGACCCTGCTCGTTTCAAAGTTATTGTAGCTGGACGTAGATGGGGTAAAACTATATTGAGCCTTATGTATCTAATGAAAGATGCTTTCCAACCACATGAAAGGAGATGGTTTATTACACCGACCTACCGACAGGGCAAGATGATTGTCTTTCCAGTATTGAGACAGATGTTTAATTCCTTTGAAGATGCTAAGTTGAATGAATCAGATATGAGTGTAACCTTTGGAAATGGTGCTGAATTAGCAGTTAAGGGCGCAGACAATGAGAACAATCTAAGGGGCGTTGAATTAACTAAGTGCGTAATGGATGAGATGGCTTACATCAAGCCTCATGTATGGGAAGAAATCATTATGCCTATGTTAGCCACTACTAATGGTGAAGTGTTATTCATTGGTACTCCTTCAGGATTTGATATTATGTATGACTTATACCAAAGGGGACAAGCCGAAGAGGATTGGAGTAGTTGGCAATACACTACACTACAAGGCGGCTGGGTTCCTAAGGAAGAAATAGAAAGAGCCAAAAGAACAATGGATTTGTCTGTATTTAAACAAGAATTTGAAGGGAGTTTTGAAACAACTGGTAATAGAGCGGCATATAACTTCGATAGGGAGACTCATTGTACTAAGGCAAAGGAGTTATCTAATAATTTATGGTGGGGCGTAGATTTCAACGTGGATTGGATGACCGCCACTCTTGCCTGTGAATACACTGATAGTACAATACATTTCTTTGATGAGATACGATTGAAGAATAGTAACACAGAAGAATTAGCTATTGAGATGAAGAAGATTGCGCCTAATATTGAATGTTATCCTGATCCTGCTGGAAAGGCACGTTCAACCACATCAAGAAGAAGTGATCACCAAATTCTGAGAGATCACGGGTTCCTAATAAGGGCAAAGAAAGCACATCCAAGTCACATAGACCGTCTCAATTCTTTAAATAGAAAGCTGAAAGATGCTGAGGGGAATATCGGTATGACTGTTGACCCTTCTTGTATTTATTTAGTGAAAGATTTAGAACAATGTCAAAAGGATAAGCGTGGGGGATTGGATAAAAGCCAAATAGAATTAACACACGCCCTTGATGCCTGTAGCTATGCCATTTCTCATAAGTTTCCAATCCGTAGAATGATTGGTTCAAGTATTAAATGGTGATGCCAAATAAAAGAGCCAAAGACCGTAAAAGAAAGAAAAGAAAATTGAATAAAGCATTACAAAAGCAAGGGAGAACATCAATCCAATATAAAAGGAAAAAGGAAAATGTATAATTTTGGCAGGTCAGTAAATCGTGTTGTTATCCCTGAATTATCAGAACAAGTAGTTTTGAAAAGCGTAAGGGATGCCTATAACCAATATGTAGAAAGAGGTAATACACAATTAATGGAGGCTCTGGATTTCTATTATAATCAAAACATGGATAAACATATCGAGCCTTGGTTTGCTTCTGAGAGCCTTAGCCAAGTGCCACCCTTTGCTCAATCATGTGTACCTCGCTTTGCTAAAGCCAGGATGATGTTATATAAAGACCCTCCTAAAAGACTTATAAACGGAGATGTGAATGATGATTATAAGGAAGCCACAAAGAAGTTGGATGGTCAGACAAGAGAGTTTGCTGAATTAAGTTGGTTGTTAGGTTGTTGCTGGATGAAGTCTTATTACAACGAAAGGCGTGAGCGGTTAGAGTTTGAAGTATTGCCTAATGTAAAAGAATACTATTTTTATGGAGAGTGGGAACCTTATGGCTATTCTTATGAATTAGAGCATCATGATTCTGCTGAAGCAAGATATGTATTCTGGAGCGAGGATAGAGATGGTATGCCTGGGATGAATTTTGAATTTGATAGGAAAGGAAAAAGATACGCAGTTATGGGGAATGAGGATATGATCAACCCTTATGGAATCAATCCTATCAGTAGAGTAATGTTCACTTCTGGCTCTTATGATGTTCCGAGAGCAGCATTACAAATAAGTATAGCCATGACTGAAGTGGCTCTAAATACACGGTTCAGATTAGGTCAGCCTGTATTCACTGGAATAGAAGAAGGGCAAGCCAAATTGAAAAGTGGTATTGATAATGCTTTGATCCTACCAGAGGGTGCTACATTCTCATATCAAACTCCTGGCGGTGGAACGGGAGATTTAAAGGATATGATTGAAGCTGTTAAGGCAATGGCAAATCAAACTGCTGAGAATAACCAACTCAGAATCAGGTGGGGTGAGTCCGGTGGTAATACTCCAAGTGGTGAAGCATTGAGAATCTTAGAAATTGAAAATCTTGAAGCACGCAAGAGTGATGAGACCTTATTCAGGGAGTGGGAACATGAGAGATATAAGATAGACCGAATTATATTAGAAACACATAATGCAATGACATTATCTGAAGACTATGCTGTTGATTTCGGTGAAGTATCTTATCCTATGTCACCACAAGAAGAACGTGCATGGCTCGATTGGAAACTTGATAAGGGCGTAATGACCCAAAAAGAATTGTTGTTGTATTTCAATCCCGACATGAGTGATTCAGAGATAGAACAGAAAATAACAGAAACAAATGAAGAGGTTAGAAGAACCGCTGAAGCTGTTAAGCCAGAATCCCCCTTTCAGAGAATCTTAAATGCCTAATGTTCAACCCGCTGTAGATACTTTTACTGCGGAAATAAAACTGTTAGAAGAATCCTTTGAACGTGATTTAAAAACACTCACCGTCAAATTAAAAAAGATGACGGATACAGAATTAATACAAGCAACCTCACAATTAAATTTCTTTCAAGAGATTATAGATAGGGGCTATGGAGAGGCTTTAGATAAGTTTGATGGCGAGTACACAAAGATGTTAGCCGCTGCAGTAAAGGAAGCAAGAAAGCGAGGCATTGATCCGTTAGCAGGAGCAAGTGTTGAAGGATTACAAGTATTAAGGGATATGGATTATGAACGCTTATTAGGAAGGGCAAGTGCTTATGCCTCAGAATTACAAGTTCAATTATTCAGGGGGGTCTATGGCGGTTCTTCTATCTCTCAAATTACAGGCAAACTTAGTGAAACAAAATTAGCGAGTCATCAGTTGAATGTTATGGCTTATGACGGTTTAAAGATATTCGATGATATGAGTAGATATAGAGTTTTCAAAGGAGCAGATGTCAAATGGATTTATATGGGTCCACAGGATGCTTTTACAAGAGATGAATGTCAATCTACTAAAGACAACGAACCCGAAGATGGTTATACAGAATCAGAAGCAAGTTCTTCAGATACCCCATTTGGAGTTAGGGGCGGATTTAATTGTCGCCACTCTTGGGAGATAAAAGGGTTTTAATGAAGAATTTTAGACCCGATAAATTAGTCCAACAACGTCGTTCCGCTTGGCTAAAGTTAGGTGGCAAACTTGCTACAACTATTAAGCAAGACGCAGAAAAAGGGATAAGTCAAGACCCAGACGGGAAACCTTTTCCGCCATATAAAGAGTCCTATGCTATAAAAAAAGCAGCAGGAAAAGCCTCTCCAGTTGGTGCAGATAGGCAGATTTCTCCACCCAATCTTAGACTAACGGGAACTATGCTTGGGTCTATATCTCCACAAAAAGCAACAAAAGATTCGGTTGAAATAATTTATAGGGACGGCTTGAAAGTCTTAGGCAATGCCAATCCTCCAGCCAGACTTAAAAAAGGTAAGAGAAATATCTTCGGACTTAACAATAAGAATTGGGGTCATGCGAGAGATTTTATAGATGATGAGATTGACCAAAGATATTGAAATTCAACCGTAAAAAGGTTTTTTTTGATATTAAAGTGTAAAACATACAAATCTTATTTTTTAAAAATATATTTTATGACTTAATTTAAGCATAATAAAACGAGGACAGAATGTCTGAAGATAAAAACACACAGAGCGTGAAACCCGAACCAGAGGCTTATGTCGAGCAGCCTTTGATCGAAAAAGCAGCATCGACAGAGATGGCAACTCAAAGCCAGGATAACTCCACAGATCCGCCCGACTATGGTCAGTTAGTACAGGAAAGTAAAAAGTATAGGAAGCGGGCACAAGAATCAGAAGAGAAACTTGCCAAGTTGAATAAAAGCATTGAATCAAGTAGACAGAAACAGATGGAAGAACAGAATCAATGGCAACAGTTAGCTGAAGAACGTGCTGTAAAACTCGCAGAGATCGAGCCCATAGTGGAACAGTTTAAACGAGATGAAGCAGAACAACGTGAATTAATTCTTTCTGATTTTAGTGACGAAGATAAAGAACAGTTTGGGGGATTATCCCTGACGCAACTTCGGAACTTACATAAAAAATTATTTCAAACTAAGAATAGCGTAACACCGACAAGCGGTACTCCAGCAAGATCCGTGAATCCGAATAATAAACATTGGACAGAAATGTCAAAGGATGAAAGGCAATCTAATTGGGGCGACATTGTTAAGGGTTACGCTTTACGAAAATAAGGAGTCTTTAAATGGCTAATTATTATGGATTTACGGGTGATGTAACCCAAAATTCTGACGTGACCGTATTCATTCCAGAACTCTGGAGTGAAGGTGTGTACCGTTATTTCGAGAAGGCTTTAACCTTAAAACCTTTCTTCGATGATTACTCAAGCTTGGTACAAGGACGTGGAGATACTCTTCATATTCCTACAATCCAGGAAGTTGCCAGTGCAGATAAGTCTGCGAACACATCGGTAGATTATACTGCTAATGTGGAAACCACAATCAGTCTTTCTATTGATCAACACAAATATGCTGCAAAGTTATTTGAGGATATTGCGATGGTTCAGGCTAATGAACAGTTGTTTGACAAGTATGCTCAATCAATGGCTTATGCCCTAGCAAAAGCTGTAGATACTAAAATTGAGGCACTTCTTCAAACAATCGGCACAACTCAAACACTCGCCGCAGACAATTCTATGTCTAACGCTGATGTTGAAACTGCTCTTGGAACTCTTATGAGTAATGATATTCCAGCAGATGAATGTGCGTTCTTTGTGAATCCGCTTATTTATGCTGATCTTTTGAACTCAAAAGCGTTTGTGACTAATAATTCTGGAGCCGGTGTTGGTTTTGGAAATGTTAATCCAGTAATGTCTACTGGTCAGGTGGGTGAACTATTTGGAATCCCAGTAATGACAAGTTCATTAATTCCAACGACTACAAGTACTGGAATTGAAGCTGGATACTTGGTACACAAGTCTGCGATTGCAGTAGCAGTCCAACAGAATATTCGTGTCCAAAGTGAATATGACGTATCTTATCTTGGAACCAAGGTGGTTGCCGACGTGATCTACGGAGCGGTTATTACCACTTCGAACCATGTTAAAGGAATCGAATTTTTGAATCCGTAAACCTGGACAATAAATATTGGGCGGTGGTTTTATTCGCCGCCCTCTATTAAAGGAAAGAATTATGATTGTATTAAAGAAAGGTAATCACTACGAACACACTACAATGCCTGATAAAGCGGCTAAAATGATGCAAGATGGCTTTGAAATAGTGAAGGGTAAGGGTTTACTAAGCAAAGAAAAAAAACAACCTAAAACAGCGAAAAAGTCTATTAAGAAAAAATAATAAGACAGGGCTCGTTCACGGTTCGTCACAACCTTAGAGATTAGGAGAAACAATGGCAACATCAAATTTACATAGATACACTTCGCAAGAAGCAAATAACCGATTAGGTGGAGGCGGTTATGATTACGTCACTAATGCCACCGTCAATTCCCATATTTATGTAGCTATTCAAGCATTATCAGTTGACTGCGTTATAACAGCAGCCACATCTACTGATACCGATATTTGGGACACACTTTCATCCGTTACATTATTAGCTGGTCAGACAATTTATGGCGAATGGTCATCTGTCCAGATAGCAAGCGGTGACTTCGCAATAGTATATAGGAAATCGAGTTAATCATGGCAAACTTACATAAACGATCAGTACAAGAGGCACTCAACGCCACAGTAGGCGGAGGATGGACAGTTAATTCTCCTGGAACTGCGGGTTCAAGTGCAGACGTAACAAATTCAACCCATTTAGCGTTAGCAACTATGACTTCCACTATTGGGGTCTATTCAGCGGTGGAGATTTATTTTAACTTCTCAACTACAACAACCGATGTAACCGCAGCAAATGATTTACCGATTCCAAAGAATACGTTGACATTCCTTACAGTACCTCGTGGACTTGGGAATACGGTTTATTTCAATTATAACTCAACCAGTACAACTACTGGTGCAGTCAAAGTGGTGGAAATCTAATGCAGAGTTCAATGCTTAAAGCCATCGTTGAAGACTTCGGGAATGGCGGAACCTTAGATGGTGATGTAACAATCACTGGTGATTTAACCGTATCTGGTGGTGGTTCATTATCGTTTGATGAAATTTTAGAAGGAACGCAAGTCATAGATGTTACTTCTACAGAAGCATTCCTTGTCCGCAAGAACGGTGATGGTGGTGACATATTCACAGTAGATACTACCAATGAAGATGTTGCTATTGGTGGTACTCGCATATCAAGTGAGGGA